GCGCAACAACAAGATGGTTCGAGTTTGGCTACTACAGCGGCGACACATACGGCGGCACGTGGAATCCTCAGGTTCTTATTAATTCCTATAATGGATATACAGGCGTTGGAACAGTGCCACTTTCAAAGTTCCACGTGCAGGGACCCGCTAACGACTGGACGGCTAGGTTTACTGGTTCATCAACAACAGGACAGTCATTTGGCCCCGTAATTATCGCCGGCTCTAATTCGTCAGATACCTCGTTACACGTGCTGGATAAAACGGCAATAAACACCTACCTGAGAATAATGGGTAATGGTTGCGTTGTTGTGGGCGCAGCTAGCGGCACAGCGTTATTAGATGTAGCTGGGTTCATCCGCTCTACGGGCAATACTAGCACGCCTACTTCAGGCGTTGGCGTTGAGATTCTGTACAATGTCGCTCAAGGATATGTGCAGGCATACGATCGCAGTACTAGTGCCTTTAAGCCGTTATATGTTGAAGGCAGCACTGTCTGTCTAAATCCTACTTCTCTAGGTTATGTGGTTGTTAACGGCACGACTGCGAGTCGTAGATTGACCGTACAAGGCGGCTCATCTTCTAACGACTTGATGTTCTATCTCAAGCAAAGCAACGACTACGGCTACTCCTTTAATCTAGATTCGTTCTCTACGGGGCGTATGTGGATTAAAGGCGTAAACAACGGCATCGAAACCGACATAATGACTTTAGACAGAACTAACGCCTACGTTGGAATTGGTACAACAGCTCCATCTTGGCGGCTTGTAGTAAACGAAAACGCAGGATATTCAAGCAGGGCTGCAAACCCATTACCAGCACAAGTAGCTGTACAATCTGGCGCTACCGGTTACTTAAGGTTAGGAAATTATTACACAGGCGGCGTAGGAACTTGTTCTACGATACAGTCGACTGACTTTTACAGCGGCGCGGATCATGGATGTAATTTACTGCTTAATCCATTGGGCGGGAATGTTGGCGTTGGTGAAGACACCCCAAATTTTGCAATGGTTGCCCGCTACACCGGAACGATTGCGCAAATATCTGCCCGATATGACGGAACATCACCATCGAATCACAAGGAATTACTAATTGGTTATAATGGTTCTAGTGGTAGCGGTTATGGTTGGATTCAAGCTTTACATAACGGAATAACATATACGCCGTTAGTACTTCAGAGGGACGGGAGTAATGTTGGCATCGGAACTACTAATCCTTTAGCTAAGCTTGATGTTGTAGGTACGATTAGAATAGGTAATGATGCTTGGCACACCTCGCAAGATGGTAAAGAAAGGTTTTATCTTGCAACAAATGATCGAACCTATTTTGGCAGCCAGAATGGTTACGAATTTCGCAGTGCTGCCGATGCTGGGATATTTTTTATTATTAATAGCGGGAATGTTGGTGTTTTGCGCGGCGCGTGTATGCAATTTGATGGTAATGCTTCGTCATTAGATATGTCTATCCATATGCCGAATACTTACCCCTATGGTTTGCGCATATCAGGTGCCAACGATGGTGCTAATCCTAGAACAACGCAATTTGGTTACTATTCGTCAGGAACTTGGCGAAGCAAAGCGGAAATTAATAATTATACTGGAGACATTGCTACCACAAATACTACAACATTAAATGCTTATATAGCAACTGGAGTTAGTGGCGCGTATGTCCAATTGGGTAACAGCAATGCCGGCGGTTATAGCACGCAGCTTATCCACAGTGGCATTCATAGTATTCTTCAGAACGGCGCAGGCGGCTCCTTATATTTCAGGACATACACGGCGAATTACGCCGCGATTGTTGGCGAGATGATCCTAGACAGCTCGGGAAATTTTGTTGTTGGCCCAACATCTGCGCTGGCAACAAATGCCACCAGCGGCTTTATTTATATCCGCACTTGTGCCGGTACTCCTACGGGCGTTCCGGCGGTATCATATGCCGGGCACGTGGCCATGTTGTACGATACCACGAACAATAAATTGTGGGCATATAACGGTGCATGGAAGGGGGTCGTGTTGTCATGATCTTGACATGTCAGAAATTGTATTTTAGACCAAGAGCTAGGTAATTATCACAACAGGAGAATGCAATGATTGTAACAGGAGTCCCATCGATGGCGGAGGAAGTAACATACGAAACTTTGCAAAACGGTAAGATTAGGCAGATCAAAACTTTTACAAGGCCCGATGGATCGGAGATCACAGAAAAAACCACTTTCCGCTTATCCGAAGCGGAGGCTCAACTAGCCACCCAAATATCAAGTCTTGAGGCACAGCGGGACTTATATAATGATCAAATAACTGAACTTCAGAAGAAGCGGGATGATCTATTAGCGCTTAGATCGTAAAACATTAAAAAAAGGGGACATAAATGAAAATTACACTGAAACAAGCAGCAGATTCACTTAACGCACTGAGGATCTTATGCGATCGAGAGCTACCTATGCAGGTCGCGTACCAGCTTTCAAAAGTATCTGGGGAGATAGCAGCGACTGTTTCTGAGTTTGAGAAAGCGCAAAACAAAAGAGCTAGAGAGCTTGATCTCGCAATGCCGCTCTCCGAAAAAGCAAGCGAGCACGAAAGGTTTGAGCGCATAAAAAACATTGAAAAATTCAATGAAGAAAAAGAGATTTTAATGGAAACAACTAAACTCGCGATTAACTGTAAGAAGATCTCGCGCGCAGATCTTGGCAGCGCACCCATAAAGCCGCTGGCACTTGTCGGAGTAGGATTCCTCTTAGAAGATTAATCATTGGTACGCTTTTCACCCACGCGCTCCCCATGCAATAATGGGGAAAACTTGAACGGGTGAAATCAATGCAAACAAGCAATTACAGGACTAACCTCGTCACCGCACCAGCTGCGGAACCAATCACAACATCTGAGGCAAAAACACACCTGCGCGTGGATAGCTCCACCGATGATACGTATATCGGGACGCTTATCACAATCGCGCGATCATCAGCTGAAAAATACACACGCCGCGCGTTTATAAATCAGACGTGGCAAATGTTTTTGGATCCAATTGGTGCTGCATTGTCTGATGAGTGGTGGACAGGCGTAAGGCAAGGGTCAATTCGATCCCTTTCGAGGGCTGGTTCTTTAGTCATCCCGTTTGCTCCGCTAGTAAGTGTGACGCACATAAAATTTTACGATGATGCTGACACCGCAACAACTTTCTCTCCAGGCAATTATCAAGTATCGGCATACGCAGGGGACAGCCCAGCAAACGGCAGGATCACGCTGCGAACCGGAGCTGTTTGGCCGTCGATCGATGGAGCAGGGCTTCGTAATTCGGATGCAATGGAGATCCAATTTGTCGCAGGGTATGGGACAACAGGAGCTTCAGTCCCGACCCAAATAAAACAGGGCATACTAGCCGAAATCTCGCAATTATATGAGAATCGCGGGGATTGCTCAGATGGGGTAAACTCATCTCTGGCAAGATCATTGCTCAATCCATATCGGATTCTGGAGTTTTGATAAGATGGCAAGATGCTGCGAAATCAAATCTGGGGATCTTAAACACTCGGTAACGATCCAACAGAAAAGTTTTACCCGCAAAAGTGGCGGTGGGCAGACGGTAGTGTGGCAAACATTTGCCACTGTTTTTGCAAGGATTATCCCGCGCAATCAATCGGAGTATTTGCGCGCAATGCAGTTTGAGGCGCAGACAACGCATCGGATGATCATCAGATACAGATCCGATCTAAACCATAATATGCGGATCAAACTTGGGAGCAGATATTTTAATGTCCAGAGCATAATCGATATCGAAGAAGCTCATAGATGGCTCCAAATCGATGCGATTGAAACCGCTGAAACGGCGGCGACATGATTAGCGCGCAAGTTATTGGTCTCGACAAACTAACAAAGCGACTGCAGTCTATGCCTCCAGACTCCACGCGCGAGGTAAAAAAAGCCATAGCAACCAGTGCATTTATGGTTGAGGCAACGGCGAAGAGGGCGATCGCGCAGGGGAAAAAAAGCGGCAAAGTCTATAAGCGCAGAGGTGTTTTCCACCGCGCATCCGCAGCAGGAGAGCCCCCGGCTACAGATACAGGGAGATTGATTTCTAGCATTAGCCATCAGGCGTTTCTAGATGGCCTCCAAGTCCTGGTGGGAACTGCCACAAAATATGGGAAATTCTTGGAGTTCGGGACCCATCGCATAGCAGCTCGCCCGTGGCTTTTCCCAGCATTAAAGCAAAATTCTAAGAAGATCGTACAGCTTATTGATTCAGCTGTGAAAAAAGCAATCCAAAAAAGATGAGGGTAAGGTCATGGCGGCTTTCAGCGCATTCCAGATTCAGAAAGCAATCGATGCGGTTTTAGTGGCGGATTCTACACTCCTGGCGCTGCTCGGCAGCGGTACGAGCGCAAGCATCGTTGCCAATCCAGTTCAGAGCAATCCAGTATTTCCATATGTCGCATATGGAGATTCGCTTTCAAGCGAATGGTCAACAAAATCAAAAGCAGGAGCGGAAACAACAATCGATCTGCATGTCTTCTCGCAAACCGGAGACCAGGAGCAATGCGCTGCGATCATGGATCGGTTGCACACGCTTCTGCATTTTGCGGATTTAACCGTAACAGGAAATTCCATCGTATTTATCATGTGGGATTCCTTTGCTACAATCCAGATAGACGACACCGACGAACGCATAACATTCCACGGGATCATCCGATTTAAAGCAATCACACAAGCAAATTAAGGAGCAACAAAATGGCAGCAAAAAAGGGCTATAGCTTTATTTTAAAGCAAGGAACAACGGCGGCAGGAACCGTACTGGGCGGCCTGCGTGATACATCTATTCGTATCACGAGCGAAGCAGTTGACGTCACGACAAAAACTCATTCAGGCGTGCGCCAATTGCTTGAAGGAGCGGGAGTGACAAGCATTACGATCACCGCTAACGGCGTTTTTGAAGATGATGCGGCATATGATACGGTTTTGGGCTATGCAAAAGCCAATAGCATCAACGCTATGGGATTAGTCGATGGCGACGGCAACACCTTCGATGGATTGTGGCAAGTTACAAGCTTTGAAACGTCAGGCTCCTACAATGGCGCGCAAATGTACTCTCTGACCTTAGAGTCAGCTGGCACCATTACTTACGTGAACGTGTAAGAGGGTTATATGGCAACTTTAGCGGTCACCAACCTTTCTAGCTCTGGCGTAACTCAAACCCTCGCTGCTGCGGCGGGTGGTGGTGACGTTTTCCCAAACGACGGGAAGACGATCTTTGTTGTTAACAATGGATCTGGCGGATCCATCAACGTTACTTTCACCGCGCAAACAACCAGCGCGGAAAAACCGGGGATGGAGGACATCACCTACAGCGATAAAGTTGTTGCTGTTGCAAATGGCGCAATAAAAATGATCGGGCCTTTCGCAACTGGAACTTACAACAATCCAAGCGGACAAGTCGCGGTTTCTTACAGCAGCGCGACGAGCGTGACCGTTGCCGCGTTCCGCATAAATCCAAAAGGTTAAAACAAATGCTTGAACCGATTGTTCATATAAAAATTGGCGAAGAAAGTTTTGCTTTGAAACCTACTTTTCGGGTGATTTCTCAGATTGAGAATGCACTCGGGAGGTCTTTACCGAAAATCATTGCGGAGGGGATTTATGGCGAAAAAGCACGTGGGCTTTTGCAAGATGAGCTATTCAATATTATCCGCATTGCCATTGAGGGAATTGGAAGGAAAGTCGCGTCAGAAGCAATTGAAGAATTCATCATGCGCAACCGTATTGAGGCAACTATTCTCGTGGCTAATTTTTTGGGCATATCCTTCAGAACCTCTGAATATGCAGAAGCAGAGCAAGATAGCGCGGAGGATGGAGATAAAAAAAAATAGAAATTCCTTGGGGGGATTACAGGAAAATCGCCCTTGGGGTTTTGCGCTGGCGTCCAGAGGATTTTTATAACGCAACCATGTGGGATTTCGAGGACGCTTATAATGGTTACTTGGAATCTAAGGGGGTCATCAAGCGCCGAGTAGATCGTAATGAATACAACGACTTCAAGGAAAAAGTTGAAGCGAAACTAGAGCAAAAGAGACGGGCGGAGAATGGCAACAGTTGAAGAGTTAAATATCAAAATTACCGCCGACACATCGCAACTAAAGCG